GAACGTACCAGAAACATGAAGCGGGTGAACAGTTACCACGGTTGCCCGTGATTGTTGCCCTTGCGCGCTTGTATGGCGTTTCGACGGACTACCTGCTTGGGTTGAAAGACACGCCCTGAAAACGCAAAAAGGGCAGGAATGGGAATTGTCATATAATTCATACAATTAAGAATATTTGTAATTAGTGTTCCATTCCTGCACGTTTGTTGCGGGACAGGAAACTTCTTAAGGATGGAAACGAAGGGCGGAAACAAACATCGGATTACGTATCTGCTGCAATGCGTTGATACCGCTGCGTTTATGGCCTCTTGTCACGTTTTGCGGGCGTGACAGGGGCGCACGTGGAAGGGAAGGGACCGCGCTCCGTGTTCTTTTGCCTTTGGCTTGTGCTGCGGGAAGGGGCACGGGGGGCTTTGCGGCGCTCGCGAGTTTACGTTTAGCCTCTCAAATTTTTTGCTCTAAACTTTTAAGGACTGCGTAAACGCCCTACAAGGCCTCTTTAATCCCCTCACCCATACCGACCCTATACCTCCCCCTCTCAGACACCCCTCCTGACCCGTCTACGCCCCTCTCAAGCCCCCTCACACACACTAAGCACCTTCAGTGCACACCCGCTTCACTTAATGTGTGCCGCAGGCACTAAGCACTTTCAGTGCGCCGCTTCGCTTGGGCACTTAATGTGCCCACTTCCTCCTGTTCTCCCTCCTGCTCACAATCCTCAAATTCCCTCTGCCATTCCCTCCTCCCTTCTTCAACGGCACCACATGATCGACCTCCCTAGGGTCCCCCTTCTTCAAGCCCATCTTCCTCCTCGCCTGATTCCTGAGCGACCTCTTGTGCACCTGCTCCGGCTTGTTGTGATACTCTCTGTACTCCTTCTTATAATCCCTGACCCTTTTCAACTTGCGAACCTTACCCAAGCCTTACCTCTCCCTCCTCTCCTTCCCCTACTATAAGAACCATCAGCGGTAGCGTCCCCCGTCTTCAACACCACAGCTGCCCCCATAGACAGCCTCATCTCTTCACTATTATTCGCCCCGTCACCAAACACCGCCCTCGTCTTCAGCCTTCCCTGACTCATGAACACCCTCAGCTCCTCATTCAACTCCCTTAACTTCCTAGCCTCGACCTGCCTGTCTATGTCCTGCCCCATGCACTTCACGAAGTACCCCACCAGCATCGCCAGGGCATCCAGCCTGTCATCATGACCCAGACTCCCCCTGTCCTGCGTGATGTGGCTCATCTGGTAGAACAGCTGATACTTCCCTGCGTCCACGTCCTTCAACGCCATGTTGAAGTCCCTCTCCACCACCGACCTGTCCACGATCAACCTATGCTGATTCATCACAGGCTCCAGGGTGTCGATAATCCTCCGTTCCTTCTGAACGTTATGCCGGACTTCCTCAACATGGCATGGATATTCGTTCTTCATGAAGTAAGGCTTAATCAGTTCCGTGAACATCCCATCCCCGAAGTTGCTTTCAATGACCACTGCATTGACCTTGTTCCTCCTGGCTATCTGCACCAGCTTGTTCAGGACGTCCTCGCTGTACCCCCCACCGTTCCCCCTGCTGCCCCTCAAGCCCCCTGCTTCCGTCACGAATATCTGTGAGTTGAGCATCTTCCCTACAGCAAAGGCCGTTTCGTCCATGCCCCGTCCTGCCGGGTCTATGACCATGCAGGACGCAGTGTATGGAAGCCACGTTTCAGACACGTGCATCGGACCAACGTACCTGTCCCCGGACAGCCCTACACAAGGCAGGTCCTCAATAACCTTCTCACTCCCCCAGACCACCTTCTCAGGAGCTTCCTCAGGATTCACCCCCATGACGATAAGGTCCCTGAGCTTCAGAGGGAACCGGTCTGCATCACTGACCGTCGTGTCCAGCATGAACTGGAGCGCGAAGCCTCCCCTTCCGTAAGACGCCTCACGCTCCAGAAGCTCCAACTCCCCGAATCGTGCAGGGTCTGTCGGCTTACCCTTTATATCCTGAAGCAGGACGTGGTCATCTACGACCTTCTGAATCCTCGGTGCCAGCTTGTCTGAATACTTCAGCGCCGCTTCTTCCGGGCTTTCAGGGAACCTCACAGGCCATATCCTCGTCGCATAGCCTCTCTCCGGGAGGACGTTGTACAAGCTCTGTTCCGTCTGAGGCGTCCCAAGGTACGTTATCCTTCCTCCCGGCTTAATGATGGCGTCAAACTCCTTCACTGCCTCACTGAGCCTGTCCCGCATCTGCTGGGTCATGGAGTTGTTGGGTATCTCGACGTCGTCCGCTATGATCTCGTCCGCACGGGACCCTGCAAGCTGACCGAAGATGCCAACGCTCTTGACGCTTGGAGCATGGTCGGCCTGAGCTGGGGCTACATCAAAGGCAATCTTGCTGTTCCTCTGCCCTGGCTGAGGAGCAAGACACTGGAGCATTGGGATGGTGTTGATGAGCATCAGCGTGAAGGTGCTGAAGTCATCCGCCCTCACCTTGGACGCCGAAGCCACGAGGAAGTTGAGCTGAGGGTCAATCCTGAGCCTCCAGACCACATAGGCACTCGTTATCCACGACTTCCCTACGCCCCGGAATCCCTCGATGATCTTTCGCCTTGGTCCATACTGGAGGTACTCTGCGATGTCGTACTGTACCGGTGTCGGGTCCGGGAGGTTCAGATACCTCCAGACCAACCACAGGAAGGACCGAAAGTCGTAGAGCTTTTTATCTTTCAGCTCAGGAAGGACCAGTCCACTGCCTGCCTTACCTCCTGTCCTAGCCATCGTTGCTTACATTGACTGCTGTCTTAGGTGTAGTCTGATGCTCTTGTGCAGGAGCAATCAAAGGGATGATGGTCCTGCCTGCACCTTCCTCAAGTCCCATCTCAGGTGAACACCCCATGTCTTCTACGTCGAACTGAGGAAGCTCGTCTGCGATGCTCCCCAGGGTTTCATTCCCTGGACCGTAGCAGTCGATGTTGTTGTCCTTGAGGAACTGTCGAATGACGTTCAGGTCCCCTCTCTCCAGGTCACCGCTCCTGAGCTTCTTCAGGAGGTGTTCTGCGAGAAGCCCGTGGAGCACAGACAGGACTTCCTCGTTTGCAGCTTTGTCAGCCATTGGTGTTTTCCCTCAACTCCTCTCTCTCTCTCTCTTTACTTCACAACAAACCCATGCAGGTACGTCAAGAACCATCCGACAATGCCCCCGACGGAGGCCGCAGCAATGACCCATGCCTTGGCCCCCGCCTCAAGCCTCGTCTGCTTCTTGATAAGGCGCAGCAGTGCCTCGTCTTCTTCATCGAGGCGCTTGGTGTTGTTCTTTATGAGGTCATGAATACCGGCCATATCAGCACGTATTGCGCCCTGTTCCTGCTTGATGTCAATGAGAAGCTCGTACATACGGCGCTCAAATGCACTGATGGCCATGTGTTCAATCACCTCCCCTTTACCACCGACGACGACGTCTGTAGCTGTCGTTGCTACCCCCATGAGAGCGGTCGCCTCCTCTCCTTCCCTTCCTTTTGCTCTATTTGAACCAATGGAAGTCGCTGAACGCACTGCCCTTCGTGTACATCGGATAGGCTGCAAGGTGGGTCAGCGCTACCCCAAGGAACAGGAGGGCATACCAACTACGCCACCCGCACAGGACGTTGACCAGGACCGCTGACGCTATCTCCGTCGTGAACCCTGCCGCAGCGACGACCCTCTGTTTCCATTTCTCCATAAACGGCATCCCCCAGACGTAACGAGGGATGCCGTAGTCACCAATCCAGAATTTGAAGCGAAGGTGCTTCTTAAAGAACACGCGGGCCGTGAGGCTGTGTCCCAGCTCGTGAATGAGGCCGGCTGCGATGACCATCAGAGGCAGGGAGATGAGCAGGGTTTTACTCATGAATAGCCTCCAGCCAGGAGCTGACGTCCAAGGAAGACGAAGTTAAACACCTGATTATAGAGCTGTGAATCTATTATTTCCATCTGCATCAGGTATTGCGCGTTGATTGTCTTGCCTCCCACATCAACAAAACCAGCTCGTGCCAAATCCCTGGTGTCATGGAGTGCTATAACGACGTTGTTAGGCGGTTCAGTACCTGTTTGCATCGGTCCAGGCGTCAGAGCGAACACCTGAACAAACCACACCGTCGTGCTATCTCCAGGTATCTGGAACTGTCCGTTCTTGTTGCAGGCGATGAGGAACGTTTCAGGGACCTTCTTCGATACCGCGTCAATCTTCTGTTTCAAGACAGCACCCATGTTGGCGCTGAGGGCTTTACTCGTTTCGCCACCCTTGCACTCATTGAGGACCTCCACTGCCGGCCCCTGCGGACCGGCTTCGCCCTTCGGCCCCTCAGGACCCGCAGGACCTTGAGGACCTGTTTCTCCCTTTGGTCCCTGCTCGCCCTGTGGACCCTGTGGGCCTGGGTCCCCTTTAGGCCCCTGAGGTCCCTGCGGTCCGGGAGGTCCTCCTGGGTCCCCTTTAGGCCCCTGAGGTCCCTGTGGTCCGGGAGGTCCCCCTGGGTCACCCTTGGGACCTTGGGGCCCTGGCAATCCCTGTGCTCCAACGGGGCCAATATCCCCCTTTTCGCCCTTCTCTCCCTGTTCACCCTTTGGCCCTTCAGGTCCCTGTGGTCCTGGGTCCCCTTTGAACGTCTTGAGCGTTTCGTCGTAGAACTTCTCATAGCGGTTCACCAGCACTGCTGCACGAGTGGACAGGGCCGTTACGACCTTAATCAACTCCGTCAGCTCGGTGGTACCGACGCCGCCTTCACCGCCTCCGTTCTCAGGCATGTCTAACTCGACACCTCCTCACCATTGTTGCTGCTTCTGCTATAAGGAAACTGCTCCTTGATGCGCCTGAAGTCCTCGGCCATCTCCAGGAGCTTCTCAGGCCGGAATCTGCTGTCCTCGAACCACGCTTCAAGCTGCTTATCGACAGGCCACTTTCTGAGATACGCAGCCCTGCGCATGTCTTGTATCTCGCTGTGCGTTGGGTTGTAGGTGACCTTCATCCCTGAGCCCTCACCTCCACCGTGAACTCACACTCCCTGTACGGGAAGTTGATCATCGTCCCCTGCCAGCTCCCAGGGACGGGAGAGGACCATTCGAACTCTCCGTCATCTACCCTGTAGGTGTGTCCTGCAAGGGAGATTTCCGTGCCCCAGGGGACGCCAGGGATGGACAGAGGCTGACCGACCCTGAGGATTTGTTTCTTTGGAGGGAGATATGAGAAATCCGGTCGTTCCATGATCTCTCGCGTCCTTGGGTTGACGTATTGCGTCTTGGGCTTGAAGGCCCCTGGGATGTAAGGGTCAGTGGTCAGGGGCTTCTCTCCTTCAGGACAGCCCCAGACGCCCAGAAGCTGTCCTGTCGTTTCATTGTAGGTTGTGTAATTAGGCATGTTTTTTCTCTCTCCTTTCTTTTCAACAGAATTAGCGCCGACAGTACATCAGAAACGTGGTCAGGTCCTGAAAGAAGTAATGGCAGTTTTTCCCTTCAAAAGTGACCCTCACCTGAAGCACTCCGCCAGAGAGTGGCCCTGTGACCAACCCTGTCAAGACACCGGGATATACCTGTGTGCTCTTGTTATCCATGTATGGATAGACGTAAGTGAGAATCTGTGTATTCTTATTGACGAAACGACCCGACAGACCATCTAATGAAATCCAGACACCACCATTTATCTGGCCTGCTGACACGTTGGAACTGTTGAACGACAGATTGAAAGGGACCAGAACGATCACCTTGTCTTCTGCCGATAGTGACACGTTAGTGGCGACGGGTATCGTTTGAGAGGCACCCGACGCATGACTGCTGTAATCTTTAAACATATACGCCAGCGTCACTGCATCTTTTCTTATCTCATGGGTATCGACAATCAGGTTGTCAATCTGAGCTTTCTTCACCCTGAGATTCTGAATCATCGCGTTCGTTATCCTGGCGTCCACGATGTCCGCCCAGTTGACCTTGATGCCGTTCAGCATCAGCGTTCCGTTGCTGGAGTTGTAGTAAAACGGGGTGACGTTGCTGCCTCTTGGCGAGTGGATATAGAACTTGTCCGCCCATATCCTGAAGTCCCCCGTCGTGCCATCGTTGCTCATCTGGTAGCCCGTTACCAGCTTGTTGACGTCCAGCCTCAACCCTGCAATGGCCTTGGCCCCCGACTGATTGGCAATAGTGTTTCTGATCTCCTGAATGGCTGCGACGTTCTTCTGGTACTGGGACGCAAGGGTTTCAACCTTCTTCGTGTTCGTTTCAACCTTGGTGTCCACGGCACTCAGCTTCTGGTCATAGGCTGCCGCCTGCTGGGCCGTCGTGGACGAGAACAACTGCTTCAGCTCCTCGCTCCGTGCCGTGCCATCCTCCTCAATCTTCGCCGTCAGCTTGTTCTCCGCGAAGGCGATGGAGGCGTTCAACTTGTTCACTTCCTCACGGCGTTTGTCGTTGCCCTCGGCAATGGACCCTGCGTTGTCTACAAGGCCCTTCGACAGGTCGATGACCTTTCCTGTGAGGGCCTTGAAGTCGAACACCACAGCGTCGAAGCCGTGGGCGTTGAGGAACAGCTCAGCCCTGGTGAGGCGCTCGACGATGCCGTCGATGTAGAGCTTCTTGACGTTCAGGGTGACCTCTCCCACCTTTCCGTCAAGGGCCAGCTCCGCTGCTGTCAGCTTTTGCTCAATCTTGTCACCCAGAGCCTTCTCCGTTTCGGACACCTTGAGATCAATATGGGCGTTCATGCCATCGAGGCGTTCCTCCGCCTTGCGGATGCGCGTCAGTATCTCGTTGGTGACGACGGTGGAGGCTCCTAGCTCGATGGATGCCTCAACGGCCTTGAAGCGTTCAAAGACCGTGTTGAACTGGTACTCCGTGGCACGCTTCAGGTCTTCGAGGGCAAAGATGGTGACGGTGCCCTTTTCTTCGTCGATGACGATTCCAGCCTTCCTGAACAGGTCCTTACCGGATTCCTTGAGCCGGTCGAGGCCCTCCTTGATTCGCTTCTCCGCCTCGTCGAGGTTGTCCTTCATCTCCTGCTTGGCCTTGGCCAATTCTTCGAGGATTTTCTTCAGGATTTCCTCGCGTATCTTGTTGATGTCGATGTCCACGCCGGGGAGAGGTGGATTCTGTCCTCCACCACCACCGCCCCCTCCGCCGCCACCTCCTCCACCTGAACCACCGCCACCTCCAATGTAGATGTCGACGAGGTAGTCCAGGTCCTCCTGGAACAGGTAGAGCCACTGGATGTCCGCGCTGTTCAAGGCCGCAGCGGTAAGCGCTCTGTAATCGCTGAACGTCACCAGCCTGTGGTCACGTGGAGTGACACGCCGCACCTCCACGATGTCCCCGGACGCAGGCGCGCCGCCGTAAGCGACGATCATCCCGTCCCCGGTCCACGTGTAGGAGGATTCGTGTCCTGCGATGTACAGGTGGACGTGGCTTTTGGCAATGTAGGGGAAGGGCACGACAAAGCCTGTCGTGCTTCCGTCCCCTTTGTAATAGGCCTTGGCGTAGTAGGAACCCTTCACTACTCCCGTTTCTGGCTTGTTATTTCCTTCAGGCAATCGTTTTCTCGCCTCCTTCTGTGTGAATGGTGTCAATCAAAATTCTGAATCTGCTGTAGCCGCGTTTCCATGGACGGAGAGGAAGTGTAGCCTCTTGGCAGTTTATGGAGCTGCTTCTTCCTTTTACTGCCTGGCTCCGGCTTCAGCTCAGGGTACTTCTTGACCAACTGCTCCTTCGCTGCGTTTCGGTACTCCCGCACCGTGTCACCGATGACGTCCTTCAGGGCGTCCCCTTCATACTTTCCGCCCTCGACGACGTCTGCTATGGCGTCCAGCATGGTCTTCCCTCTGAGCCTCACCGTTCCGTGGAGCTTTGCATAGTCTGACGCCTGCTGTGCGTTCAGCCTCGTCTGATTCACGACGTCGTTCATCCCTGGGATGTACTCGACGACCTGCGACAGGGCCTCGATGGCCTTGGACTTCGTGGCGTCACTCATGACGACCGGCGAGATGCCGGACGCCATGCCTCCCATGTACTGAACCGGCTCCCCAGTGAGCCACGAGTACTTGATGGGAAGCTCCTCGGACAAGCCGGGCGTCTTGTTCCTCAACCTGTCGATGAACCCACGCACCTCGTGGACGTTGGGGTCAATCGTCTTCTTGATGCCGTTCAGGACGTTCGGAGTGTAGGATGCAGCGAAATTCCCTGCGTACTTCTGCCACTCGTTACCGTCCCCGCTGTTCACCGCGTCGATGAAGTTGGCCAGACCCTGGACGTAGGACTTGCTGACGAAGTTGTTGGCAAGCCCTGCAATGACGCCCATGGCGACCTGTTCTGCAACGTTCGTGTCCTCATCCGTCCTGTCGTACTGCATCCCTGCCGTCATCGCGTTCGACAGCTCGATGGCGTCCGCTACGATGCCCAGCGTGGATGCGACAGGCTCCATCCTCGCATAGCTGACCCACTTGTCACCAATCCTGACGCTGTAGGGCTGCCACCCTGTCGCCATGAGGGCCTCCCGCTGCGCCTTGTTCTTTGGACCGCTGCCCGTCAGGTTCCCCATGACGCAGAGTGAAGCCGTCGCTCCACAGAGCAGGCTGCCCAGCGTGAGCCTTGCATAGGCCAGGTCCCTTGCGTAGCCTCCCTTGCTCATGGCGTCCTTCCATGGAGCCGTGAGGAAGTTGAGGCCAGGGACCATTCCTGCACCTTCATAGAGGATGTTCATCGGGGTCTTGACGAACGGCAGGACGTGCCTCAGGAGCGGGTGGTTGCCTGCAAACCTCGACACCCTGTCCCCGACGCTTCCCTTGATGAGGTCCTGAGTGAACGTCGCCTCCTTGGCTGCCTGAAGCGCAACGTCCTTGTACTTAACGATGTTCAGGGCCTCCGTGGATAGGGAATCCGACAGGTTTCCCACCGCAGCCTCAAGCGCTTTGCGCTCAATCTCAGGGTCAAAGTACTTTCCGAAGTTGTCACTGACGTACTTCCCGATGAAGTCATCCAGTTGTGCCCCTGACAGGCCCTGCTTTGCAGCCAGAGTCTGAGCCTCCGTAAACAGATGGACGCGGATGTTGCCCCTGTAGGCCAGCTGACTGGCGAACTCGTCCGAAGCCATCAGAAAGCGCGTTGGAAGATTCAGAGCGAACCCTACCCAGTCCATGAACTTCTTGTATGACGTGTTTTTGATACCAAGGTAGTCACTGCTCCAGTAGTTGCCGCGCATGTTCTCGATGAGAGAGTTATCCGCCTTGAGGATGTTCTGCCCCAGGGCAAAGCTCTCCTTCGCCATGTGAACCGCCTCAGCGAAGGATTCCTTCATGCCCCACCACGCCATGACGCCCTGATTCCATGCCTCCCTGTCCGCGATGCTGAACACGCCTCCACGGGTCCCTCCCCAGCCGACCAGCATGTTTTCCAAGGGCATGAGGATGCCCTGCTTGGTCATGTTGGACGTGAAGTTGACCGCGTGGGTCTGAGGACCGGACAGGATGGCGTTGAACCAATACTCCGTTTCGAGGTTCAGGGCCTTCTTGTACCACGCCTCGTTGACCTGCTTCAGGTACCCTGCCATCAGCTTCGTGGCCCCCTTCTTGTCTGCAAGGGACGTGAGGCGCCTGCCCAGGGCCAGCTTCTGGTCGTTCGTCAGGGATGAGATCATCTCCTTGCCGTCCTGAAGGACCTTCTGGAGGGGCTTGTCGGATTCTTCAGCGGCGGCAGCGATGAACTCCCTGACGCTCCTCACCTTGAGGAACCCGTACTGGTGAGCCTTGAGGCCCCTGCCCATCCCCGTGCTGATGGCGTCGTAAAGCTGGCTGAAGTGGTAGGCGTTGTTCAGGGTGTTCGTCAATTCGTTGTCGATGAGGGCCTGAAGCTCGTCCGGGGTGCGGCTCATGTCGTCCAGCTTGGACAGGACCTCGCGGACCTTCGTCACGGATTCGAGGTAATGGGACTTGGCCAGGACCACGTCCTCCTGAACGCCGAGGGCCATCTTCGCCGTCGCCTCAAGGCGCTCTACAGCGGGGACGCCTGCGTCCTCCTGAAGTATCTTCGCTACGTTCGCGAGCGTTTCCTCCCTTGAGATGACGCGCACCTGATTGACGTCCCTTCCGTTCACGTCGAACAGACGCTCCGCCAGCTTCTGAGCACCATGGGGGTCGTTGAGAAGGATGCTGTCGGTGTCCGTCAAGCGAATCAAGGGCTTCTCAGGATGCGGAACCATCGTGAAGTCCAGGCCGTTCTTTGATCTCTCGAATATCGACCTCGCATCCTGAACCGCCTGAGCGCTGTCGTACCCTGCGGGGGCCACTGCAGCGTTCCTGTGCATCTCTTCGTCGAACTTCCTGAGGTCCTCCATCGCGGACTCAATCGTGTTCCTGAAGTGCTTGGAGTGGGGTTTTGATTTGGCAGCGGCAGATGAAGCGGTGTCCGACACACTCTCCTGAGTAACCTTTGCCTGCGTCGACGCTTCGGAAGCAACCGTCTTGCCTGCTGCGTCCTCCACCATCTCCTTACCACCAGCGTCACTGCCACCGTTCACGATGCCCTCGATGGCCTTGGCGTTTTCTGACCGGAAGGCCTTGACCAGCTTCCTGGCTCCCTTGACGAGGTACCCCGTCGCTACGTCGGTGAAGACCGACGCTGCCATGTTCTTACCCACTCTGGTCCAGAAGGCGTCCGCGTCATCATCGTCGATGGCGAGGCCGGCGGTGAGGACGTCGAGGATGGGGACGTCGTAGTCCTGAAAGACGTTAAAGACGTTCTTGTCACCCTTGTCAAACGCCGCTGCCGAGGTAAAGGCGCTCTTGGTCAGGGCATAGAGAGCCTTGGCCTTACCATCCCCCAAGGCTGCCGTCAGGGTCCCTCCAAGGGCCGACAGCTTGCCTCCGACGAGAGGGGCGTTAGCCAAGGCCTGAGATAGACCTCTTCCTGCACTCCCGAAGGTCTGCATCCCAACTGCCGTGGCTGCCGCCGTGGAAGCGAGGGAACCCAACAGGGTATCTGGGATGCGTTCGTTCATCCACTCCTGAGCGGATTCAATCTTGTCACTGACCTTCTCATAGCCTGAGTTGGGGATGAGCGAATCTCCAAGCACCGTGTCGTCACACCAGTTGAGGACGTCCGCAAAGAACTTCCCCGTGTTGAGCACGCCCTTGGCTCCTCCTACAGCAGCACCCTGAGCCGTGTCCATGAGGACCTCGGCAGGGTACTTGATGAATCCGGGAAGCCAATCCGGAATTGCCATGCTGGAGAGGGTCTTGGCCCTGCCCGCCTCCTGCTCCCGGTTGATGACGTTCATGGTAGCGGGCATCCGCTCCTGGTATTCCCTGGGCAATGGCTTGCCTGCCTGAAGGCAGTCCAGGACCTCACGAAGCTCGTCGAAGTCCAGCCTGGCGAACTCCTGCTTCATCATGGAGCTGTAGTTGTCCTCAGTGCCGCTGGACGATTCAGCCTTCTCTGCGCTTGCCCCCTGCGGCTGAGGCTGGGCGGCCTCAGGTGCTGTCTGCTGTTCCTGTTCCTCCTGGACAGGGACCTGCTCCTGGACGGGAACCTCCTCCTGAACAGGCTCCTGAACCGGAACGTCTACGTGGACGTCCCCGGAGGCGATATCGACCTGCGTATTCTTCAGGACCTCTCCGATGTTGAAGTCATAGGAACCGTAGGACTGCATCTTCTTCTTATACACTGCCACGGTGCGCTCTCGCCTCCTTCCTTTCTCTCGTCACGACGCTAGATTCCAAGGGCCTGTGCCTCCTCAAGATGCGTCGTCGGTTCAGGTTCCTTTTGTTGTACCTGCTGCTGTCGTGCCTCTGCGTTGCTCACAGGGGCCTGTGTTTGAACTTTCTGCGCCTGACCGGGCACGACGTAGGTGTCCTTGTACTTCTCGATGGCGTCCGTGTACGCCTCGGTCGCTGCATCCAGAGCCTGTGACGCCTTGCCCTGACGGATGCTCTCGGCCTGATTGATGAGGGCCTGGCGCTTCTGATACTCCACTTCGGTTTCAACGTCCGTGCCGTGCTCTGCTGCCTTCTCACTCATGTACAGCCCCGTCTGGGTCAACCCCGCACGGGAGAGGGCATTGACGGAATCCGTGATGATGGCCCTCCGCGTGTAGTCGTTGATCTCCACTCCCTTCTCCATGGCGTCCTTGAAGCGTTTGTTGATGAGCGGAAGCGCCCGCGACTGTATCTCCAGGACCCTGTCGCTGCGCCCCATCCGGTCCATATCATGGAAGGTTTCCTTCACGATGTCCTCAATCATCCGGTAGGATTCCGATGAGGCAAAGTCCATGTTCTTCTTCATCTCCTCACCCTCAGCCCCGTAGAAGCTGAGAATGGTCCCCGTTTCACTGCTGTTCATGGCCTGGAAGCGCGGGTCCTTCACCACGTCCTCAAGGGAGGGAAGACTCCCTGCGAAGTTGCCAAGCTGAACCTCCTTCACCAGGCTGTCTGCGTAGCGCTTCCTCTGACGCTCCAGCATGGCGTCGCTGGGCGCCCTGCCAGCGCCACCTCCACCCGACCTCTCCGACTTCGGAAGGTACCCCGCAACCGTGTTGCGGGCAGCCGACGTGAAGGACGAATAGGCAGAGAAGCCATACTTCATGATCATGGCGGCCTCGACGTCCTTCGGGATGGGCCTCCTGGCTGCGACGTAGGGGTAGAGCATGCTGAAGTCCTTGTTCCTCTGGTCCTCCTCGTCCTGCTTCATCCGTGTTTGCCTGTGCCAGCGGTTGCTCTGGATGCGGGATATCTCCCCTGCGAACTCATACTCGTTGTTGGCATAGTCCCACAGGGAGGAGCCGTCGGGAAGTTTGATCTTCTTCGCCAGGTAGACGATGTCCTCACCGTTCTCCAGGGTTTCGTCCTCAGCCTTGGCAATGAGGGCCTTGACGACGCTGTGAACCGCCTTGCCCTGCTCGACACCACTCAGGGTCAGCTCACGGATGGAGCTCGATATCCTGTCGGCCATGTCGTTGAGGTCCTCACCGACGTCCGTGAAGTTGCCGCCCTTGACCCCCTCGGAAACGATGTTGCCCATCAGCTTGTTCTGCTCCGCCATCGCCTTGCCATCCAGGACCTCACGACGCCGTGCCAGGTGCTGTGCCGTGATCTCGTTCGTGGTCTGTTCCAACTGAGGGACGAATATCTTGCTGAAGTACTCAGGGTCTGCGTCCTCACCAAGGTTGGTCTTGATGAACTCCCTCGTGGCCCTGTTGAGCCATAGGTTGAACACGGAGGGGTCGTCGGATTCCGCCACGGGGACCGTTGAGCCGTCAGGGAGGGTCACGGTGGCCTTTCCGCTCTGGTACTCTGCGTAGAGGTTCTCCTTGAAGATGTTTGCCTCGTTGGCCATTCTGGCCTTGAGGTAACCGTTCCTCACGGAGACGTTGACCCCTGCCTTCTTCAGGGCCTCGTCGTTCTTCTCTCTAAAGTCCTTCCACGACTGGCGGTCGCTGTCCATGGAGTGGTACAGCTTCTCGCCCTTGGCCTCGTCTTCGGCGACCTGCTCCTTGTGCTTCTGCATCAGATACTTGTTGATTGCAGGGGATATGCCGGATAGGGCGGCGCTCAGGGCCCTATAGTTGGCACCTTCATCGACCGCCTCATGGTGGACGTAGGTGTCCACAGGACGTGCGACCACCTCCGGCTGATACTTGTTGAAGCTGTTGTCGAGGGGTGTCACCTTGCGCTTGTTGTGCTTTGCAATGTAGGGCATGGCTAGAACTCCTCACCTCCATACAAGCGACCCTGAAGCGTCCTCTTACCGGAAGTTGTCCCGCTGTACTTCGGGGCCGTCATGATGTCCTGATGGGGCTTGACGTGATAGTCGTTGTAAGCCCCAAGGGCAGCTCCAGCGATTCCAAGGTACATCCCAGCAGCCGAGGGGGCAGGTCCTGGGTTGCCGTGCTGACCCCTGGCCGTGGCCTGAGCCCACATGCCCTTCATGTTCATCTGGGACTGCGCTATCTCGTTCTTGAGGTTGTAGGCCACCATGTCGGAGTAGTCCGCGCGCTGCCTCTCGATATCCTGAAGAAGCATCTCCTCACTGAGGCCCCCACCCTCGGAGGACGCAAGCTGCGTCCCCTTGGACTGTAGGGATTCCCTGAACAGGTCCTGCTGTTTATCCACTGCCTGCACCTGCTGCTGTTGATTCTTCAAGCCTTCCTGAGCCGTCTGGTCGTTATAGGACTGAGCGGCGCTCTTGATGTTGGCCTGATACGCCGCCAGTTGTGCGTTGTACTGTGCCTGCTGTGCCTTGAACGTCAGGACGCTCTGAGCCGCCGAGACGGCGAAGCCCAAAGCTCCGATAAGCGTACACATGGCTATCGCCCCCTCTCTCCCTTTGGCTTGTCTTCGTTCTCCTTAGACTGCGTCACTTCCTCCCTCCGGGCCTCCTGACGAGGCGAATGAATTTCTCACCCGTTTCCGGGATGAAGACCGTCCCCTTGTCCTCAAAGCCGAAGTACATGAGCCACCGGATGCTGGCCTCGTTGCGTTTCCAGACTGCGTTGCCCAGGGTCCTGCCACCCCAGTTTTCAGCGCTGGTGCCGCTCCTGAAGAACCGACTGCTGTACTCGATAAAGAGGCGCCGGTTGCACTCAAGACGTGGTGTCGCCAGGAGCCAGACAGGCCAGTAGTTGTGCCAGCCGTCGTCATCCTTGTACCCCGCAGGGAACTCACCCAGACCAAAGATGCAGCAGGGGTGGTCATCGTCCGGGTTGGTCCCTGCGTACACGACGCTCGACAGCTCCACGGACCACCGGAGGAACTTCCACGGAGGGTCCAGGTTCCCCAGGGCACGCTGCTCGTCGATGTCCGACTGCCTCATGTGCTGTGCAATCCACGCGACGTCCGCATCGGTAGCGGGCCGGATGACGCCTGGATTGTCTTTATTCTTCTTCTCCGCCTTGTTAAACATGTCGTCTTCCTTTCGTGATGTAGTTTGCATCCCACTCCGCACTGACCACCGAGGACGGAAACCACGTCGGGTTGTCCAGACGTATCGTCGTGAGCGCTGCATCCCCTCTGACGGGGAACTGGAACTTGACGAACTCGTTTGCGTTGGCACGGCCCAGCTCATGCCGTGGAAAGTCAGGGTAGATGGACGAGTGAACGTAGCTGTACTCGGCTCCGCTCTCGTGAAGGACCGTCGCCTTGACGTAGCCCGTGGGGCCGAGAATCAGGCGCCACCTCTGGAGCTGGAGGCGTCCAAGGTGCGCCGCAATGGGTGAGCTTCCGTTGCTCCCATCTCCTCCACGCACGAAGGCGTGTGAGAAGGTGTAAGAGGCGTCATAGCGCTCACCAAGGCTCAGGTTCGTCCCTGCGAAGCGCCCAGGAATGACCAACTGACGCGCTTCGGGGTCGTAGGCGGAATAGAACACCTCCCGGCTCACGCTCTTGTCGAACACGACCGTCCGCTCAGGGTCCATATAGGGAGGGAGGTTGATTCGTGATTCGTTGTCGTAGCCGTCGTAGATGATCTGGTCCGGCTTGTAATCATCGACGTACATGTCGAGGTAGGGCTTGGTCAGGGTATCTGCGCCGACGCTCTCCTTCAGGGTGACGGAGAAGTCCATCTTGCAGAGGAAACGGTGATTGCCCGTCCGGACGAGGAGGTACAGGATGTCGTCGATGAACCCTGCACCCAGGATGCTGCGCCTATACTGTCCATAGCCCAGCGTCATCTTGAACCACGCCGCCTGGAGCTTCTCGTTTCCCGACCAGTAGTACTTGTAGAACCACAGCTCGTTTGAGCCTCTGGCGAACAGGCACATGAGGCTAAGCCCAGGTGAACAGGCCATGTCCGTGACCTCAGAGCTGATGTACTGAGGGACGTGGGAGGTGATCTCCATCGCGCTCTTGGTCCCCGTGTCGGAATCTATGAAGTATTCGTAGACGCGGGTAGATTTGTTCAGGTACGTTTCCTTCTGGGTGTTGCAGAAGAAGATGTTTTTGCCGTTGCTGACGGGTCTGATCTCAGGATTCATGGGGTAGGTGGTCAGCGTGTTGATGGCTGCTGTGGCGGGGGATAGAACCTCCGTTGCAACGATTTTGAACTGTGCCCTGTCCGAGAACAGGACGATTTCCTCGTTGAAAGGGACGGCGTATCGAAGTGTTGGCGCCCCTTCGATGGAGCCGGACAGGAAGATGGGGTCCGAATCCGTCGTGGTCATCGCAGACGTCCTGAAGAAGTTGAAGAAGTTTGACGCCTCGCTCAGAGCCACGACGTCCATGGACAGGAAGCCCAGGCGGTTTCGGTACTGAAAGACACCCGTTATCGGCTGCCCAAGGAACTCAGGGAACGGGCAGGTGTCGTCGTCCCCGCAGGTGCGCTCTCCCCACTTGTCGGATGGGCCGAACGTGAATCTGCTTCCGTAGTCGATGAGGACGTGAGGAAGCGTCGCAGGGTTTAGCTTGTATTTAACGCCTGGAGCAGGGCACTCCTGCCAGATACCGGGGTTGTTCACCGTCACGATGGCGCTCTCGTCCGCAGCGTCGGGGCGCTTGACGTACTTGACGTAGTAGTCGTTCTTGGTCGTCGTGTCCGTCCCCGTGATGCGGATGACCGTGCCCAAGGGGGCCCATGCAGGGAGGTCCGAGAAGCGCTCCGCCGTGTCCGTGACAGCGACCATCATGTTGTTGCCGTTGCCGTCCTTGACGTGAACGCCCGCTATCCTGAAGCCGGGCTTGGGGACGATGTAGATGGTGTCGTTGTGAGTGAAGGTACGATAACAATCCGCAGCGGTGTAATCTTCCTGCTGCTGCGGCGGTTCCTGCCCTCCACCGGCACCTCCGGGCGGAGGCGTGGCATCTGGCTTCTTCTTGTACATGCCGTGCTCCGTGTCGAGGTCCGCAGGGTCGTTCCCTCCCAGCTCGTGCTTCCCCGACCGGTCCTTGAACAGAGTATTGAAGAACAGGCCCAGCGTTTGGTACTTCTCCTTCCGCTTCTTCGAGATGTCCTTGCCATCCGGACCTTTGTACCCCGGCTCATTCATGAAGCCGGAGTGCTTTCCGTTCAGCTTGTTGTCCAATCCCTCCACGATATCCGTGATGGTCAGGGCCTTGGGCGGGTCATCCTCCGTCCCGACGGATTCCCACGTCTTGACGTTGGCCACGACGGAGTGGTCGTGTGGCTCTCCCGTGATGGCGCGCATTTCAAGGTTGATGATGTAGTCGCACTCGTAGGCCGCCTGCTTGACCTTGACCATGGCCAACTGGCCCTTGGGAGGCGTCCTGTCGCCCGCCGCCTCCGTGTCCACGGAGAGGTTTGAGATGAAGGTGTGGTCGGCGATGGTGGTGACGACGTAGCGTCCCGTTTTACCGGACGCACCCTTCCTGAGGTACTCCAGAGCACCGTCTGCGATATCGACGGGCTTCCGGGTTCCATCCGGACGAAAGGCAGTGATGCCGTTAGGGGAGATGTGAATGAGGGTCCGTTCCCTTCCTACGTTGTCCCCTCCGCGGTCCACGACGTGAAACGTCCCGTTCCTGCTCAGGGATGGGGCTTCATCAATTGTGCTGATGATCTCAAGGGGTGGCCTCTTGACCAGGCCCTGGACGAGGGAAGGGTACATGTTGATCTGTTCCTCGCCCTGCGTAGGAAGCCTGAGCGAGGAGGTCTGCTGAGATACGCCGTTGAACAGGTTGAGGATGGTCCCCGTGACGTTTGCCATGGCTTAGATGTGCCTCCTCAACAGACGTCCGACGTCCAGCCCCACGAGGGTGTTTCGTCTGGACGGGGACAGGAAGCCACGGTCGGAACCCGTGACGTCCTCCCGAACCAGAGAGGCCCGTGCCCTGCTCTCGTCCTGCTGAGAGAAGGCTGCCATCCCTGCGTCCCCTCCGGAAACGCTGACGAGGAAGCGCCGTGCCGCCTTGATGGTGATGTAGTTGCGTGCAGCGTCCGGAAGCTCCTCGAAGCTGAGGAACGTCACCACCGTCGCGTGGAGTGGAGCGCTGAACTTATAGGTGTGATTCGTCAGGTCGTACAGCCTGAAACCCCTCTGGACGACGTCGATGTTCTCGATGTAAGATGACGTGGAATCCCCGTAAGGAGATACATCGACCCTGAGAGCGTTCTCAGGGACGACGACCTCTCCGGGGAGAGGGGGTGAAGGAAGGAGCCTGACGTTGTATTCCGTGTTGAAGTGCCAGCCCTCTACTTGAACGTCACGGGAGGTGGCGGAGAGGGCCTGACGTGCCTGTATGGCATCGACGTTGAGGACTTCCCCGTCCAGGGTGTCCACAGGGGATTCGCCGGCGACGAGGAGCATGGTGTTGACGGCATCCAGCTCCTTCATGGGCTGGAGGACCACCGTCTGATTGTACAGGGTCATTGGAATCGGCATGACGTGAACGTTGCACCTCCTTGTGTTACAGAGTTATTGAGAATTAGAATCATTCTAAAATTTTTAAGGGGAGAAAGGAGATGTCAATAGCTCCCTTCCCCCCTTACAGTTACTGACTTACGCTACGCAGTGGCAATCTCCACAGCGCAGTCCGGACGGAGGATGCCATGGCCCATGGCGTACTTGGCCACGATGAGGTCCCCCTGATACATGACGTGGACGTCCCCGCCGCTCATCTCGACGGCGAGGTCGAACAGCTTGACCGTGCCGACGGCCTGCCGGTTCATGACCAGCGCCACGGACTTCGTGAAGTCGCCCGTGTAGTCGTTGTTCTCACCCTCGACCTTAGCGGCAACCTTCTTGCCGTTCGGAAGGTTGTTCGACTTGTGGACGGTCATATTGGCGATCATGGGGAGGTTGGCCGTGGCCAGCTCTCCACGCCCGCCCCAGTCCTTGTTGAGGAGGTTCGTGTCCTGGACCAGCATGTAGTACTGGGCAGGCTTGACGATGACGTGGCGGTCCGTTTCCGGGACGTCCTTCTCGTCGAAGGTCTGAGCTGCTGCGAAGATGCACTTCCTGAGCGCATCGGCGTTGGTCGCAGCGTTGGCGTCCGTGATGGTGCTGCCCCCGTAGTGCTGGGTCGTGGCCGCAGTGCCACGGGCCGCGAGGTAACCAAGCCTGGCAATCTTCTCGTCGAAGCGCTGCGCCAGGCTGACCCCCAACTGATGGCTGTACTCCCTGCGGACGTCGAAGTGGAGCTTAGCGTCCTCCAAGTCGTAGATGAATACGTCTGCGATTAGAAGGTCGTCGATGTTGATAACCCTCTGGCCGATGGGCGGGTTGTTGCTTCCGAGGATGGCCTCACCAGGCTTGTGGTAGCGCGCGTTCATCTTCCCAAGGACAGGGAAGGCTGCGCTCTTGCCGTGGTCGATGGTCCTCACCCGATGGAGGTCCTTGAATATCGTTGCCGTCTCAAAGGCCGTCAGGACCTCTCCGCTGAACACCTCAAGAAAGTTGGCGTTTTCCTGTGCCCACGAACCGTCGGACACGCCATTGCGTACTCCAAGCTTCGCAAGCGTTGCATTATTGGGCATGTGTAATCACTCTCCTTTTTCCTTTGTCGAGGCACCCCCACCTAAAGAGATAGGCAGGCCCTTGACGAACCTGTTTTGAATCAGCCAGCGGGTGCCAAAGCTGGCCGCTACCATTCCTACATAGGAGAACGTGAACCAATCCGGGGCCTTGGACAGATACTCCCACCCCACCAGCACGTACTCCTGAACGCCTGGAATAAAGTTGCCAAGCAGGATGAAGGTGAACACGAGGACGAGAAACTCATCCTTCCATGAACCCTGCATAGCCTGCGCCGCCACCACGTCGTAGTCCTCCTGAGAGGTGACCTGCTTGAGCTGCATGTCAACCTTGGCCCTCTCAATGGCGATTTTGCCCTCCTCCTTGATGCGACGAATCTGCAGCCAGCTCGATAGCGTGTCCGTAAAGAGGCCTGCCAGTTGAGAGATGACAGGAACGTTGAAGATGACCACCCCCTCTCGTTGGTGCCTTTGTCCTTAGTTTTTACCTGCTGCCACCCTTCATCAGGCCGGAACTCAGGACCTGCTGTTCGACCCTCCGCGTGTACTCCGGGTCAACGCCATACCGCTTATCGCTCATGGCCTTAATCATCTCGCTGCGGTCGCTGAAGCCCTGTGCCCGCGCCGCCTCTGTGGCAGACACCCTCGTCCCGGTCACGAGGGACGGTGCCCTGCCATGTTCCCGCTCGTACCTGGAGAACAACCCCTGCACGACGAACCGTGCAACGGCTGGGTCAGGGTTGGTGACGGCCCGGTCGTAGGCCTCCTGCTCCTCCTCGGTGAGGTGCGTCACAGCCCACTGCATCACCTTGTCGTACTCCTCCTGACCTCCGACCTCCTGAAGGATGGCGTCGACCTCCTTGCCTGCAAGCTCACCTCCGGAGGCCTCCGCACTGCGCTGGACACCGTCGATGTAGGCGTCTACAAGGTCCCTGCTGAAGCCTGCATCCGCCAGCTCCTTGTAGGAAGCGTCACTGAGCTTGCCATCCTTCTCGTACTCCTGAGCGAACTTCCCCATGTCATGGCCGCCGACGATGAAGGCGTCGGTGCTGGCGCTGGTGGAGGACGGTTCAGTGGGTGTTCCTGTGCTAAGAGCCTCCGGTGTCTTTGGAGCCTCAGTACCTTCGCTGCCGCTGCCACTGACGCCTCCGCTGCTTCCCACGACCACGGTAGACGGAGGGGTCGCCCCCGTGCTGAGGCCGCTGACCGGCTCCGCCTCAATGACCATTTCCGTTGCCAATAGAGATCACTCCTTCGTCTTTTAATGGTGGTAAATCGTTATGCCGTTGGGCAGTCTGATGACGCGAGGCGTGGCATACTCCGTCTTGAGCGTCTGAGGAGCTTCCGCCTCAAGATGCGCAATAACCGCGTTATTAGCGGATGCAGGTGCAGCATCCTGCTCTACGCCCTGCTCTACGCCCTGCTCTACGCTTGGCTCAACGCCTGAAGACACAGCGCGTCCTCCCTCTCCTCCTGCGCCCTCTGCCGTGATTGCCGTCTGTTCGACAGCTTCCTTATCCTGCATTTTTCGTCGCGCCATTCTCTATAACCCCCTTTAACCCTGCTGTACCTGAGCGACTTGCTCATTGTTCGACAACACCTCCTGAGCCTGTTCCGGTGTGAGGTCCTTCATTGCGTTTCCCATCTGATTGACCGCGTTCGGCCCCAGCTTCTCCAGGAGCTGCATCTGCATTGCCTGCTGCCTTCGCTCCTGAAGCTCCTCCGGGCTGACGATCAGGTTCCCCTCGTCGATGCCTGCGGCGGCGAGGAGGCGCCTGAGATACTCCGTCGGGTTGACGAGGTCGCTCATTGCCTTGGGGCCGAGAATCTGAGTGACGGATTGCCCCAGCTCCAGGAGCTTCGTCTTGTCGTTCCCACGCCCCAGGGCCTCGACGCCCGTGACGATGGAAGGCTTCACCAGCCCCTCCGGAAGCTCAGGAAGAACACCGGCGTCACCCAGTTGCTTGAGCCTGACCGAGGCGTAAGGAAGCTGGAACTCCACCGCCAGCAGGCTGTAGACGCCCCCCAAGGCCGCTTCGAGGTCCTCGGCCATCTTCCGTATCTCCTCGGCCGTGACGCGCTCCCCCTGGCGCTGTATGGCAGTGTTGAGGATGAACGCATGGGAGAGCCGGGATTCCAGCTCACCAATCATCTCTCTTGCCACGCGGAAGTCTGCATACTTGTTGATCTGTAGTGCCACCACGTCATCGGGAAGCCCTGAAACGAATCCGAGGTTCGGGGTTTCCGAGAGGTCCTCGACCCTCGTGGTGCCGTTGGGGTTGACCAGAAACAGGACCTTGGCTGCCGCTCCAGACCCCTGAATGAGGGCCTCGTAGAGGGCGTCCAGGGACTTGATGTCCCCGTAGTACTCCTCGATGTAGGACCTGCCATAGTCCTCGCCATCCACCCGGATGAAGCGCATGGGAATCCACGGACAGGCGTCCAGAGGATAGGTTCCATCCGAATCCGGAATGGTGAAGCCCTTGCACTCCTGATGAATCCTCCACAGGCCCTTCTTCTCGTCCAGGACGATGCCAGTGTAGAGGGTCACGATGTTGAAGTTGGACAACGGGTCGTCCGTTGCCGACCGCTCTCCTTCCTCCTGCTGCCTGATCTTCTCCTGCACGAACTGGGGCAGTGAGGACAGGCTGACGGATTCCTTGACGATGATCTCCAGGACGTCCCCGTTCGGGGCACGTCGGACGACGTAATCCGAGAGGTGGTAACACCGTGCCTTGTTCTCGCGCTTCACGTTCACTGGAGGGAGGTACAGGAGGGCGTTGCCTCCGACGATGAGGTGCTTCAAGGCCTCGTGGATGACCACCCTGTCGGAACCTGAAGCGGAGTATTCGACCACCATCCGCTCCATCTTGGACAGGCCTCGGTCCAGCTCAGCGTCCAGGTCCGGGTCCCTCTGGTCCCTTGGTGGCAGAGCGTTGGGTTGAATGAGGAGCCTGAAGAACGGCGTGTTCGGAGGAAGGAGGACCATCATCAGCTTCGACGCCAGGTTGTTGACGCACCGGGCAGCCATGGATTGCCACGGGGCCTCGAAGCTCTCACCGTTCCCCTGACCGTCCGTGCCTGACGTGTACGGTATCAGAGAAGGAATGGACAGGGCCGAACACTTCCTGGCCCTGTCCAAGAACGCCGACCGCTTTGTGGTCAGTCGGTCGTAGCGCTTTTGCAGATTGTCGGTTCCACCCTCTGCGTTAAACATTGTTCTTCGGGATTCCACCCAACCCCACGCCTCCTCCCGTGTTGATGCCGAGGTCCGTCCTCAGGGCCCTCGTTCCACGGCTCTTGGCTCTGGTGTTGGCGTCCTGCTCCTTGCCGACGCCACGGTCCTCCGTGTCCATCTTGGGCTCCTCAGCGACAGGTTCAGGCTGCTTCGCGTAGACAGGGGACGCCGGGACGCTTCCCCCTCCGATGCTGCACATGGTGTACATCAGCTCCTTTCGTTTGTTTGGTCATTCAACAGGTCAAATGCTGCAAGGCGACCAGCCGCACTGTGTGCACCTCTTGCAGCCGGATTCCCTGACGACGGAAGCGCTGCCGCACTCAGGACAGACCTCGGCCTGAGATTCGTCGTCAGCGGTCTTGTACAGAACCTGGACGTTCTTACACCCATCCCTATACACCGTGATGCCGCAGCAATCGCTGAGCCACGCCATGCGGTAGGCCTTGTCGATGTCCTCAAGCGTCGCCTTGTTCGGCAGGTTGATGGTCTTGCTGACAGCGAGGTCCGTGTACTCCTGAAACGCCGCCTGCATCTTGATGTGCTTCTGATACGACAGCTCCTGAGCGGTGACGAACACGCCAAGCTCGATGCGCCGGTCTTCAGGGTTGTTTCGGGCGGCGAGATACTCCGGGTCCACGTAGTGAAGGACCTGCTTTCGTGAGCTTCCGTCTGCGTTCTCGTCCTTGGCGAAGGCGATGCGGTCGTACTCCAGGGCAAAGAGAGGCTCGATGCCGGAGGAACAGCCAGCGATGAGGCTGATGGTCCCCGTGGGTGCGATGCAGGTGACACAGCGGTTCCTGCCTCTGGAGGCTCTGTGCCCTTCCTCGTGGATGAAGCACATGACCTGCTGAGCGAGGAACAGGCTCTCATCACTGCCATAACGAACGCCCAGCTTGTTCAGCATGTCCGCCCACCCCATGACGCCAAGGCCGATTTTGCGGGACCGCTGGACGGCTTCGGCAATCTCAGGAAGGGGGTAGCAGTTGACGTCGATGACGTCGTTCAGGAAGTCCACGGCGATGTTGACGACGCGGCGCAGCTTGTCCCAGTCGATAAGGTGGATGGGGAGTTTGTCATTGACGCCTGTGTTCGTGGACGTGACGAAGCGGGAGAGGTTGATGCTTCCGAGGTTGCACGCTTCAAAGTCGTGAAGCGGACACTCCGCGCAATTCCCAGTAGAAATACCGTTGACAACCATAGCGTGCCTTTTCGGTTCGTTAAGACAATAGACGGTATCTGCCATCTCGCAAGCAACGACAGACACGACCCTGATCTTTCTCCCCGCGTTTCGCTGTGGGTTGCACTTGATGTTAACCCTGTGCGTTTTCAACCCTATATTCTGAAGGTTTTTGCTATTCCATGCAGAAATGACCAAACGATAACAGGTTTTGCAGGGGTAGTCTTTGAGGCCCCCCTTGCCGTCAGGCATGGGTTTTATACCGGCATCTTTGTTCTTTGAAAGCACGCCGGACGCTCCGAGGGTGTTCAGCATGTCCTTCACTGCGACGAGGAAGTCATAGTTAACGCTTGTTATGGCAACGCCCCCATCAGCACTATTTCTCGTCCCGTCAGAATCAATGAGGCCAGCCAGCCACGCAAGGCGCTCCTTGACGGTGAAGGCTGCGGAAGGAACAAAATCCTTAACCCAATACAAGTCCGGATTGAGGCCAATCCTTGTCTTGTCGTTGGCAGCGTCAACGCTGTGATTCTGGATGAACTTCTTAAAGAACGGCAGGAGCTTCTGTTTCTCGGCATAGAGCACGAGGTTTGTCTTGCCTGCCTCCATAGTCCGGCGCGTCCCATCTCCTGAGTAAAAGCCAGCGCAGTACATGTAATCAATATCTTCGTCAGGGTTGATGGATTCAATGACAGGGAATTTGCAAGGGTACAGGATATCCCCTTCCTTCAGGTCCTTCGCCTCGACGCGCTCCCCTGTGTTCAGGACAAACTTGTGATAATGTGTGCAGTCTACCGTGGAGCCGTTCGAGAACGTGACCCTGAGCATCTTCTGATTGTGCCCTGTGATGGCAGGCTCTACGGTGCTCCACTCATAGCCGTTCCAGATGTTCACCAGCTTACCCACAAGGTCTTTGATCTGGAAATATCCCTTGTCCGTCAGAAGCCTTGAATCACCGCGCAAACAAGGATTGGTCGCCTCTAACTCCCCTAACTCCGGATGTTTGTTCTTCCTGTTAATCGTTCCAAGGAACACCAGACCGGGGTCACCGGACCTCCAGGCGCTCATGACGATGGTGGACCATATCTCCTGCTCGTGTTTGTCGAGGGCGCCATCGACCACCTTCTGCATGAACTCGTCCGTCATGCCGACGGAGATATTGAAGTTGGTGAGCTTGTCGCCGCTGAGCTTGGAGGTGATGAAGTCGAGGATGTCAGGGTGGTCGATGTTCAGGATGCCCATGTTGGCTCCCCGGCGACAGCCACCTTGCTGAACCTTCTCAGTGGCCATGTCGAACAGCTCCATGAAGCTCACAGGTCCTGTGGCCACGCCTCCCGTGCTGTTCACCGCCGCGCCCTTCGGCCTTAGATGGCTGAAGTTGAACCCCGTACCTCCGCCGAACTTGTGAATCAATGCCTGGTTCTTGAGCGCGCTGAATATTCCGTCCATGGAATCCTCCACAGGCAGGACGTAGCACGCGCTGAGCTGTCCATGCCTCCCACTCCTGCCTGCGTTCATCAAGGTTGGTGAGTTGGGCAGGAAGTAGCGGTCCAGCATGACGGCCATGTAGTCAGCCTGCTTCTTTCGGTCGCCCTGAGCGACGGTCTTGGAGACGCGGTTGAACATCCCGATGATCGTCTCCTGCTCGCCGGTCACGGGGTCCTTGTGAAGATAGCGCTCCTTCAGGACCTTCATTGCCGTGTCCGTGAAGCCGAGGTCCTTATAGTCAAGCGGCTTGTTACTCAATTCTCGATACACACCTTTCTTTGATCTCTTACTTTGGGTTTTCAGCCCTGTCGTCGTACTCCAGGTGCGTCAGCCCATAGTCCAGGAGCGTCAACACCCCAAAAGCCGCGTGAGCCAGATGGGGCAGACCGGATTCCGAATCGAGGTCCTCTCCCACCCAAAATCGGAATAGGTGACGCAGGATGGCGGCGTAGATGCGGCTCCACGCCATGCCCTTGCGCCAGTTGTTCGGGGCGTACTTTGCGGCCCCGTAGGTGTAGACCTGTGCGACCTGCACCAAGGACCGGACAGGAAGCAGGTCCATGCGGAGTTTGCCTTTGTCGTCCTTGACAGCCACTGAATCGCTTTCTCTATTTCTCACGTTCCTCACTAAATGCTCCATGGGATAGCCCCTTTCATTGGGTCGTAGTCCTCAGCACGCAGGATGCGTGCCATGCGGGCCATAGTCAGCGCGTAGTCCGCGCCGAGGTTCTTCTTTCTGTAACACTCCAGGACACGGGACCACATCTCAGCCAGAGGCGGATGGTCCTCCGGAGTGCCCAGGACCTTCTCTGCCGTCTTGGGTCCATACCCAGGACAGCCGGGATAACCATCCGCAACGTCCCCTGTCAGGGCCTGAACCATAAACCAGTAGTCCGCCGTGTTCGTGTCACTCTCGTAGAACTCACCGCTGGCAAGGTCGTAGTGCTTACCGGGGATGGTCTTGAAGTCCTTGTCAACACTCACGATGCACCGCTGAACCAAGTCCTTTCCCGGAAGCGTCATCAGGATGCCGATGACGTCATCCGCTTCGAGGGTTTCCACGATGCGGACGTTGTGGTAATCGCGCATCCAGTCATAAAGAGGCCCCCTGCATAGAGGGGACCTCTTGTTCGCTCTGTTGGCCTTGTACTGAGGCCAGAGATGCTTTCTGAAATTGTCTTTCCTGTCGCTCAAGGCAAAGACCGTCTTTATCGTGTCGTCAAAGCGGTCTGAACAGGTGTGAATGATCTCGTAAAGCGTTTCACTGAACGCCTGCTTCGCTTCATCCAAGGAGCTGTGGAGCGTCCACAGGTCGTTCCCCCAATTCACAGGATGCTCGACAGCGGCGGCACTCTTGTAGATCAGGACGTCACCGTCGATGATGAGCTTCAGCATTTCTTGGCATCCTCCTCATTCTCACCATTCGTCTTGTCTGCAACGTAGAAACAATGCCCACAGGTGTTGTTCCACTGCCGGATGAACGCTTCGAGGTCTGGGGCGATGCAGTCCTCGATCAGGTAGTGATAGTCCTTCGGGAACACCTCAGGCTGAATCATCTCCCAGCACAGGACCCTGAACTCCGGAAGCGCGTACTTCTCGGACCGCAGTTTCAGGATGTGTCGCAACTCACGAAGGTTCAGCGTCAGGACGAGATTCACGGGCATGACTTCAGGAAGCAGGTACTTGAAGAACTCGTTTTTCGCCTTGAAGGACACCACGTCTTCCCCAGACAGATGGTCGTTGTAGTAGTGGTCCATCTTCTGCATGTACTGAATGAGGTCCTTCATCGCCTGCTCGACGACAGCGTCCGTCGTTTCCATGTTCCCCTTGGGGTCCTGGGTGCGTGCTGCGCTGACGTTCAGCGTGTTCTGAGCCAGGCTGAGACAGGCGTTGATGGTCTGGCATATCTTCTCTCTTGTCTTGGGGTAAATGAAATACAGCCTCCTCTGGAGCGCAGAGCGCGTCGATTCCACGGACAGCGAGATGTGCCTGTGTCGTGCCAGCTCCTGGAGCAGAGCTCTGGAGATGTCCTCGATGTAGAAGGTGAAGTTGAAGTGCTCAAGGACGGATTCGTGACCCAGCTCGATGAGCTTCTTGATGTACTTCCGCTTCTCCTCGTCCGTGAAACGATAGACCGTGTCGTCGTAATCCAGACGCTTGCAGACGTGACCAGCAAGGCAGATGTCCGTCACGCCAGCGAGGAAGCCTCCCTCGTTTCTTGGGTTGAGCAACGTTACCTTCATGGTATGAAACCCTCTCTTTCTCTAAATTCAATCCTCGTTATTTCTGTCGTCAAGGAAGCGCTTGCAGTTGGCGTAATAGACAGCCGACTTGGCCCCTCCGCTGTAGCGCTTCAGAAGCGAATCCAGATCACTCGTTTCCTTCATGTACTTGGACAGGATGTAACAGCCAGCCTCGACGTTGAAGTCGATGCGGTAGTAATCTCCAAAGGACGAGATGATGCACCTGTCCCTCAGCTCCTTGTCCCACACCTTGACGTTGATCTGCATCAGGCCGACGCTGTTCTTGTTCGTGACCCAGAACCGGAAGGAACTCTCAGCGTACATGACGCCGAGGACCAGCTTCGGGTCCAGGTCGTAGGACACGGCGTTCTCGACGATGGCGTTCGCGATGGCGTGAAGCTCGTCGTCCGGGATGTGGATTGCCGTACCTATGAGAAGTCCGTAGACCTCCTCCTTGCTCGTGATGATGTCCAGCGCCTTGGGTGTCTGCCTATTTTTCGTCACGGTCAACTCCTCCTTAATGATTTCACCTGTCTTGTTATTAACAACAGGGACAGGCCTGAACGACGACCTGCCCCTGTAGAGAGCGATGCACGCAATCAAGGCGTACAACACGATGATGGTCTTGACCAATTTCCTTGCGTTCATTTCTCACTCCTTTTCACTGGCTGAGGCGCATACCCTGCCTTCATCAACAACCTGTTAATGAAGTCCAGCCCCTTCTGGGACACCCACGGTCTGTAATGAACGTGGGTTTCACCACGCCAGTCGGTGTAACTACGCTCAGAGAACCGGAAGAAGCCCTTGTCGATGTACTTCTGGTAAGGGACGTTGTTTTGATCTCGGTTGCTCATGAGGACTTTCTTTTCTTTCAGGAAGGCAAAGAGCGTTAGAGGTCCAATGTTCTTGTAATTCAAGACCTTGGCTGCCGTGCTGACGGAGATGTGGTCGTCCGTTTCGGTTACCGTGTCGTAAAAGGTGACCTTGTGGGCGTCCTCCTGAATCTTGGCTGTCAAGGCTGCGTTCTTCTCCTGCGAGGTTTTCAACGCTTCCAGCAAGTCATAAGCGAAGGTCGGGTCGGTCATGGCTTTCTTCAGGGCCTCAGGTGTGATGTAGGCACTGTGTTTACGAATGGTGGGGAGGACCTCAGAAGTGACCCACTTACGGAAGCGTTTAGCTTCGGGCTTGTGGGAACGCAGAATCAGAGCATAGAGGCCAGATTCATTGATAATGCTCAGCTCCTGCACACCACCAAGGGTGTCACATTTCGTTACACCCTTCTCGTCCGCGTCGATATGATCTGCAATAGCCTTTCTGGAATTTTCATATCCCAGCACCTCGCACACGTCCTTCGCCACGAACCAAGGCTCATCACCTTTCATAATCACTCGAACGTCCCTGCTCTCGAAACCAAAGACCTGCACCGCGTTCTTGTTGCCAGTCATTTCAATCCTTCTCCTTTGTGTGTATTTATTTTGAATATTCTTACTTATCCGTGCTTCCGAAACCACCGTCGCCACGCTCCGTCTGGGGAATGGCGTCCACGACGCAGGGCTTCGGGAAGAAGCAGGGCACGATGACCAACTGAGCGAAGCGCT